ATAAAAAACCTAGAACTGGTAAGAAAAAACCCATGGTTAAATTGATCCAATCTGTCATCAATAAGAATTCAGAAGATAAGTATGCTTATAGGTCAGTTACTGACATTAATTACAATTCTGGCATTCAACAGCAAACAGATGTGGCATCTCTTATTCCTAGTATAGGTATAGGATCAGGTGATGCTTCCAGAATTGGTACTCAGATACATGGTAAATCATTTATTATTCAAGGACATATGATTACTAATTTAACCAATAACAGTTATTCTGATGTTCGAATTGGAGTTAGGATGTTGATTGTAACTCCAAAGGGTTATGCTTCTTACACACCTGCGTACAATTCAGCCGCTACTTGGTTAGCGTTTTTATTAAAGAAGGGTGCAACGACAACTTCTTTTTCTGGACTTGTATCTGACTTATATTCTCCGGTAAATACTGATGCAATTACTTGCCATTATGATAGGGTGTTTTACATGAATGTTCCGTATGTACCAGGAACAGTTAATGGTGCTTTACCACTTACCCGTACGACAAAGTTTTTTAAAATTCGACTACCTGTTAATCGAACTTTTAAGTATGACTCTGCAGTAGATAGTGGACTATTGCCTACTAATTATACTCCATTTCTAGTTTTAGGCTATAGTCATTTGGATTCTGCTACTCCTGATACTGTTCAAACACAAGTTAACTTGTCGTGGGTTAGTCAGTTTAGATATCAAGATTTCTAATGATTTTGATTAATTAAAAAATTCACTGCATAAATCTATAAACTCTCTTGATTCGCATACATCATAGCTAGCTGGGGGAATTGAATCACATGATCTATTCTCCTCTTCAATTGTAGACCCTGCTCCACTCCAACCCATTCCAAGTTCCCAAGGAGTTGATCTGGAGAAAATGGGCATGTCACAATTATTTTCTTCAATAGACATTGCACTTGACCACCCTTCGTTTCCAGAAGGAGAGGATAACGGTCGAACAGGTTTAATATGAAATTGAAGGGCATCTCCTTCGAAGGTCTGAAATCGTCTATGATAGCAGTATCCTGGCCCCCGTAATTGCACCACCACTTCGTGCTGGATTGTTTTGGGTACGCATTTGGATGAGTTTCCCACGCGTATCGGGACTTCCCACTGCCAGTTGGCCCCCATAACCAAAAAATCTCTGTTTTCCAGTTCCGGGCTGATTGAATCATCAGACTGTATGCTTGGAGTCCTCTGTTGTATCTCACAAATGTTGAGGGAAGATTCACTGCAATATCCTGTAAAGTACCACCATTAGAAAGGATATCGGTAGCTTCATCTATATCTGAACGCTTACCTTGACCTTTTGGACGATCTCCTTTTTCCCAAAAGATCCATTCTTTTTCACAATAAGTAATAGCTTGAAGAGCTGTTCCTTTGGCTATTTCAATATGTGGTTTACAAGGACAACTGTAATCTTGTAAATATTTAACACATGCAGGCAATGATTTTCGATTTCCATTTTGAAATTCGAAATAGCCTTGAAGATGGGGAGTATTATTCTCACCTATTTCTTTACCAAAACAGATGTATTTGAAAATGGTAGAATTTTCAATCCATTCAATATCTTGAGGAGTATAGTTGTTAACAGTAAAAACGAAACGACATGATCCACCTGGCATTTTGAAAATAATGAAATGCTTCTGGAAAAAAATAGGTCAAACAGTTTCTGGAAAGTTCTAGAATGTTAGCCAGATTCGAAGACTGCAAGTCTTCGTCTTTTTTTTTTTTTTTGATTTTTTTTTGGAGCGGGCGGCGCATCGCAATGCGCCGGGGCCCCGCGACTCGCCCGACCGTACATCGCATTACGCCCGCACCGCCCGGCCGTCTTAAAGAACAAACGATCGCTACCGCAGTGACGGCAGGCCGTAGGCCTAGTATTACCCGTCACTTTAGGGCCCAACTTCAGGGCCCTACCATATTATCATAATATGCCGTATTCTAAGAAACGTAAGTATTCTAGAAAGAGAACTTATAAGTCTAGGGTTTATAAAAAACCTAGAACTGGTAAGAAAAAACCCATGGTTAAATTGATCCAATCTGTCATCAATAAGAATTCAGAAGATAAGTATGCTTATAGGTCAGTTACTGACATTAATTACAATTCTGG